TTGTGTTTTTGTAATAAGTATCATGGTTTCCTATAATGATATGTGTATCAATATTTAGGTCTTCTAACCTGTTCCAAAAAACTTGTTTAAAGTTATGAGCTGTATTATGGTTTATAAACTTTCGTCTGTCAACAACATCACCTAAATGTACCAATGTCTTAATATTATGTTCTTTCAAATAAGGAAAGAAGACATCATTATAAAACTTATTTTGGTATTCTATAAAAGCAGGCGAGTCATTACGGCATCCGAAGTGTGTATCATTCAGTAACGCTATCTTCATTAATAAAATATTCCAAAGTTGATTTTGATTTCTTTTTAGTTTTCTTTTCTTTCTTAGCTGGCTCGTCTATGACGGTATTCTTTTGTAAGAATTCTGTAAACTGATTTTTAAACTCTCTATCTTCTCCAGGTTGCAATGTCAAATCATCATAATTAGCTTCCATTATTAGTTTATGTTTAATGGTTGTTTGTTTTTTTTCTTTTTGTATTCTTCTAATAAAAGCATAGTAAATAATTTGTGTAAAATAAGCAAACGGATTATTAGATTTTTCTGGATTAAAGTTATCTAAATATTGTAAACAATTCTCTATACCATCACTAATCATATCATCTCTAAAAGTATAATTAATAAAATTAGGTCTGTATGACAGGTGATTCGCTATCTTTAAGAAACATCCACCTATGTAATCTGTAACAGGAGGTTTAGTTTTTTTCTTCTTTTCTGCCTCTGCGACTGACTTTTTGTACTCAATCATGGCAGCTAAAAACTCCTTGTTATTTACATAGTGTTCTTTTTGCGTTTTTGTTTTTTTATTCATATTGGACATAATACACTAATACCTCGCTTTTGTCAATGCTGAGTTGCATAATTTAATATTAAAAAATAATTTAATCCACGCTTGACTCTGGTGGAAAAATAGATATAATAGACGGTGTCTGCCGTCATAGAGAATACTCCTAAGCCAACTGTTAGATACTTGATTTTTATTTTTATTAATGGAAAGTCGGGTCTTCGTCCTCAAACTCATTAAATATCTCATTAACTTCTTTGTTTTGTTCATCACTTAGCCTTTGTTGTTCGTACTTCATATTTTGTACTCTCTCTGGCACTTTATCTAATACATTATAATCTTTAATAATATTCACATAAGACTTTTGCATTTCATTGGTGGCGTTTGTGATAGTCATTATCTTTTGTTTTGGAATAGTAATAACTTGGTCACTTGTATAAGCCGCCCATTTAACTAAAGCCACATAATCTCTAAACCCGCCTGGTGTTAATTGTGGAATATATTTAATTTGTAATGGTTTGGTAATTCTTAATAATGCGTGTTCTTCCGGTAATTGGTCACTCGGGAACGAGCAAACAATATCATCTCCGTTTTCTAGCTTAACTATTTTAATGTTTGTCATTTTGTTAAGTCCACATTATGGATTTCATAATCAAATTCTTCTTCATTGTAAATATTTATCCTTTCCCTAAAGTGTGATAATGTGTAATTCTCTTTCTCCTTAAAGGTTAAATCATCTGCAATATCATATAAAGTAGCTTTTGACTTATCATCTTTTAATCTTAAACCTCTACCAATACTTTGTAAATTTCTTATGCGAGATTTAGAAGGACTAGCAAAAATAATGTTATGCAAATTCCTGATGTTAATGCCTGTACTGAAAGTCCCATACGAAGCCACGATAACTGCGTTGTCTGACTTTTCGGTAACTTCTCTAATTTTTTCTCTGTCCTCTGCTTCAACTCCTCCGTAAACATAAAATACCTTTTTGTTTTCTGCTTTCTTTGTTATATCTGCGTATAATCCAGCACCATGTTTTTCAACATATTGAAACAAACATAATGTATTGCCTGTCAACTTAGCCGCCAGATTTACTATAAATTTATTTCTTTTTTCATGTGCAACCAAGAAATCCATTTCTTCTTGGTAATTAAGTCCATTTACATATTGTCTGCTACCATTATCATAACCTAATATCAATCCGTATATTTTCAAGTCAGCAAGTTGTTTTTTCTCTTGTAACTCAGCTGTTGATATTACTTTATTTACTGTACCAAACAAACCCTCTAATACTAATTTATGTGTCTTTGTACCATCTAATGTACCTGTTAGACCATATCGGTACTTACAAGTTTCAAGTTTTGACATAATCTTTGTTAATGAAACTGCCTTAAATAAGTGTGCCTCATCACCTACTATTGTACCAAATTGTTTAAACCATGCCTTTGGTAGATTATAGATTGATTGCCATGTAGATATTACAACCCTTTTATCTGTGTCTTTATCATGGCCTTGATATATTTTATGTACATTTGTTTCACTATTCCAACCATAATCTTTAAAATCTTTTGTTAATTGTTCTACTAATGATGTTGTAGGTACAATAATTAATACTTTGTTTTGTTTTTTATTTTTTAATCTAATTAAGTTAAATCTAGTAATTAAATAAACAATAAGTGATTTACCACTAGCTGTTGGCGACAATAACAAACATCTACTTTTTTTAATTGCATGAATAAATGCCTCTCTTTGATAATCTCTAACTGCAAAAGGTATTTTTAATGCTTTTATAAAACCATCAACGGCCTGTTCATCAACAGTAACATCTTTTATTTTACTACCATCAACGACTTCAATATTATTATCTTTACACCACTTAATAATATAAGGGTATAATCCTGCATATATTTGGCCTGTTTGATATGAATATAATCTTATTTTTCCGTCCCACACTCTGTTTCTATATTGAGGCATAAACTTAAAACCTGGGACTTCAAATGTAAAGTATTCAGATAAATCTCTACGAATACCAGCTTCCGCCTCTATACTTAAATAGACTTCATTCTTTTTTTCTAATACAATATACTTTACTACTGCCATTGACTTCCTACAACCCAACCTACTAATGATTTTCTTGTACCTTTTGTTACTTCACCTACTTTATGCCATATGTGGCTAGGAAATACAATCATAGTGCCTTTTTTTGGTTTAAACGATTCTACTATAACTTTATCTGGATTGGGGTGTGGTTGACTAATTCTAAAATCACCACCTTCATAATCATCATTTAAACATAATGTAAAACTTAACTTTCTTATCAAACCATTTCCATAAGGTTTTCTATGACTATCAATATGCCAATCATAATGGTCACCTATATTGTAAATCGAATATTGTAAAGGTTCAAATTCTTTTAAAGAAAAGTTCCAATTACTTTCATCATTTGCCAATTGAATAAGATTTCTTAAAGATGTTTGTAAAGTTTTATTATCCAACCAAGACACCTTAGAGCTTCTATTGTTATTATTGCCGTCTTTTATATTAGCTTCAGTAATATCTTTTGACTCACCCTCTGCAATAATACTATCACAAAAACTTTTTGGTACAATACCTTCTTTGATATGATAAATCTTTTCTAAAAACATTACACAGCACCACTAGTAAACCTACGCCAATCAATGGCATTTTTTATTGTAAATGTTCTATTTGATATTTGTCTGATTGTTCTATCGAGGTAATCAACAACAGTTGTTAAATATTCAATCTTTTGTTTACCTTTGATAAGGTCTTCGTCTGATTCAATATACTTATCAACATCTGTTCTTAATATTTTTAAGTCAAATGGTTTTTCTGCATATACTGAAGCGTCTGATTTGCCAGTATAATATTCCCATTTTTCTTTTTTAAGCTGTCTATAATCTGTTTCCGCTTTTGTCAACATCAATTTAAACTTTGTATAATGTTTCATATACTTGTTATGTAATTGAGGAGTTTTAAGGGATTCTAAATCTAGTTCAGTTTCATTTATGGCCAAATCTTTGTCGGCCATTTCTTGTAGTTTTTCTAAATCCATAATTTATCCATTATTAATATTTCATATCATTATATCATAAAAACCTTAAAAAGTAAAGGTTTATTATGAAGTTGTTACAGTAGTTGCCGAAGCGCCGGCATTTGCAAAATCATAACCTCTATAATTAAAAGTTACTGTTGCCGTTAGATACTGTACATCTGTCGCCTGTTGGTCATATTGTAATTCGCCAATATTTGTTGGATATACATCTCTAAATCTTATTTCTTTAATAGGGTTGTTTTTACTAGTCAAAACTACAAGTGTTGCGTCTGAAAAGTAAGCAGCCTGACTAGGCGCACCAAACTTAACTTTACCAGGTTCAGTTGATACAGAACCTTGACTTGTAGGTGCTCTATCAACACCTGCGTTTAAACCATCTGCATATTCTGTATAACTTTCTGGAAACCCTAAACCTCTTAACCAACCATGTATTTCTTGGAAGTTTTCTAAATTTTCATCTACCATAAATGTCATATTTAACGCACCATATGAAAGTGTTGTACCTGGCAAAGGTACATCTACAAATGGTGTGGGTTGTCTTACTTCACTAATTGATACAGTTGGTATATTAACTGCTGTACAAAAATATTCTACTTTTGGTAGTTTTGTAATTTGAAATTTAAACTGCGTTGGTGACGCATAATCTAAACTTGTTGGTTGTCGTGCAAAAC